GGACCATCACCACGGCCAGGTACAGGTCGCCCTCACCAGCCCGCGAGAGCGCCGCCAGGTCGTCCTCCTGGCCGCGTACGTAGAAGCACACCAGCGCAGTACGGCCGGTCCTGGCCAGGCTGCCCAGCTTGGCCTCCAAGCGAATGACATTCTCCTCAGTCGCCATCGTCGGGCTCCTCGTCAGCCTCGGGGTAGTCGTTCGACTCAGGCGCGGGCTTGGCCGGACGTTCGTCGTCGGGGGTAAAGATCTCGTCGTAGCGCCTGGCATTCCGCCGCTGCTTCTCGGCCGGGTCCTCCTCGGTCACCTGAAGCTGGGCGTCGTCGAAGTCCTCGGCCAGGGTGATGCTGCCTAGCTGGGCCGGGAACGCCCGCCGCAGCGCCTGGGCCTCGGCGCACTTGCCCAGCATCAGGCGCGGCATCTTGGCCCACATGAAGGCCTCTGCCTCACCGCTGGGCACGAACTCGTTCCAGTAGGCCTCGCCCACGAAGGCGTTCTTGTGGCCGCCGACCAGCTTCCAGACCGTGGCGCGGGCAAGCTCGGGCACGATCAGCTTCTTGCCCTTGTAGGTCCACTCGATCTGGCCGCGATGCTCGATGCTTTCGGCGCCGGCGTAGGCGCCGCTGCGCTCGGCAATGGCGCGGAAGCCGTCGATGCCGACCTGCAGGCCGCCCTTGCCCTGGCGCCTGATCCAGTACGCCTGGCGCAGCAGCGGGTCCAGGCCCAGGGCGCGGCAGCCATGCAGAAACACCGCCAACTCCTGCAGGGTGGCGCCCACGGCCACGGTCTTACTGACCAGGGCGATGTCGGTCGGCGCGTAGCCGGTCATCTCGGACACCAGCTTGACGGTCAGGCCGCTGGGCTGGCTTCTAGCAAGCTCGGTCATGCGATCCTCTTGGTGAACAGCCGCGAGCGGTACACGCGGATGGGGCGGCGGTGGTTCTGGGGCAGCACGCTGAGGACCGTCTCGGCGGTCCGCTCGCACCAGCCCCAGCCACAGGCCGCCGTCATGAGCGGACCGAGCGCCTTCGGCTCGGGCGGCCTGGGCACGCCGCGCGCCTCCAGCACCTTCCAGACGGGATCGGTGGTGAAGCGCTCGCGCCGCTCGGCCACGTAGCGCACCGCCAGTTCGGCGTGCCCGCGCCAGGTAATCGGGGCGTGCTGCTCGGCGCGGCGCATGCCATCGGCCCTGAACAACTCGCCCTGGCGCATGGCTTCGAGGTCGCGCTCGGGATACAGCGGGTCATCGGGGCCGCTCATCGCAGCCCCAGGCGGCGACTGCACACCGGCCAGGCGCCCCAGCCCTGGGCGGCCTGGGTGCGGATGGCCACGCTGATCTGCTGCGCCCTGGTCGCCAGGTCGGCACGCGGCGCGAACTGTGCGCCGCCGTGCCTCAGCCAGGTGCCATAGTCGAACTGCAGCCCCCCGTAGTACCCGTTTCCAGTGTTAGCAGCCCACTTCTGTGTGCTTTCACACTGGGCAAGCTTGTCCCACAGGCCGTAGGCTGGTTCTGGCGGTGGTGACTGCTCCTGTACCTCAACCTCGGGAGCCCCTATCTCCTCAGGCACGGGTGGTGCAGCGCCGCCGTCACCAATCGCGGAGACGATGAGGCCCAGGGCCAACGTAAGCGCGGCCATTAGAAGGGAAGCTCCTCACCGTCGGTCGGGACCGTTGCAGCGGTCCTGGCCGCGATTGGGGCCTGGCGGTGAACGCTGACCGCACGCTTGACGTTGGCGTTCAGGGAGGTCCTCAGGTGGCCCAGCACGAGGTCGCGGGCGCTCAGCAGCATCTGCTGGGCAAACTCCAGATCCGTCTCGGAGTCGTTGTCGGCGTCGATGAACCACTGCAGGCTGACCTCGGCGGCCTCGCTGCCGAACGAACCGTCACCGACCACCCGCTTGTAGCTGACGTGGACGGTGCGCTGGGGAATGGACTCAGGCATCACGCCTCTCCTTTCGGGTATTCGCGGAACTTGGCCAGCTTCCACTGGCCTCTAGCCAGCCGCTCCAGGCGCCTTTGGTGGGCGACCACGTCGGCACACGCCTCCGAGCAGTAGCTACGTCGGCCCGGCGGCACCGGCTTGCCGCAGCGCTTGCAGTCGGCCATTACTCGGGCTGCTCCATAAAGAAGCGGTCGCGTTCGATCTGCTCCTGGCCCTTGCGGTAGTCGCTGAGCCAGCGCTCCAGGGTGCCCAGCGTGTCGGCATAGCCCTGCGGGTCCTCGGGCTTGCCGATCACGTCGAGGTGGTTGAGGCTGATCAGCGTCAGACAGGCGAAGGCCCACTCCAGGCCGTCCAGGCGGTCGAGCATGTCGTGCGCCAGGTCGAACAGGTCCTGGGGCGTGACCTCCTCGCGCTCGATGGTGCGGTGCCCGTCAGTTAGCTCGTGGCACTTGTGCATCAGGCAGCCTCCGATCCGACCGGCGGCGGCAGCCGAAGCTGACGCGAGCGGCGAGGTAGCTGGTGCGGGTCCTCCTCGGGCAGCCCCTCGTAGAACTCTGGCAGGTCACTGCGCTTGGCGCCATGCAGGACACCGCCGCAACGGCAGCGGCAGCGAGGCCGCTCGGCCGTCTCGCACACCTTGACCTGGCGCTCCGAGAGGCGCCTCACGCCGCCTTGTCCTGACCCATCAGCTTGGCCGTGAGTTCCTGGGCCACGCGCACAAACTCGTCCATCGCGGCGTCGCCAGCGGGCACGATGGGGCTGCCGGTGTACGCCTTGGTGGTGATGTCGTAGCCCCTGGTCGACGTCTTCACCTCGACACTGGACACCCCGCTGCCGGTGGCGCCCTGGGCCAGCTTCTCGTCGATGGACATCAGCAGTTCCTCGATGTGCCCGACGTGCTTGAGTAGCTCGATCAGGTGCATGCTCATATCGTTCACGCTGCCGTCTCCTCCGTCCTGGGCTGCTCGGCGTCTTCCCGCGTCCGTCCCTCGGCGGCGCGAGCCACCAGCCACTCCTCAAACAACCTGGCATGGATGCGTAGCTGGTGGGGGCCAGCAATGACTGGAAACCCAGGTATGTACGTCCACTCGTAGATCCGGTCGACCGACACCTGGCACAGGTCCGCCGCCTGCTGCGCGGTCAACAGCAGCACCTCCTGAGTCCCGTTGGACTCTGCCATTACGCGACCTCCTCCAGTGAGTTCTCGCCTTGTAGCGATCCTTCGAGGACCTGCTCGGCGCGCCAGCGATCCAGCGCTTCAGCGATCAGGTGCGCGGCCTGGTTGTGCGGGGTGCGATGTTCGGCCCTGGCCATCGCCGCGAGCAGGGCAAGCTCCGTCGATTCGAGGGGCACATAGATGCTTCTGGGCATGGTTTGTTAGCCTGCAGCCCAGGGGCACCCACCACCAAGAGGGGGCGGTAATGACGCAATGTGCGTCTTTCGCTACCGGCGACTGAGTGTATTTATGCACATTGCGCGATACCCCCAGAGGCTTGTATGCCCAACGTAAAGAGCCTATAAGGGAGAGATGCGCTCGGCCCGCAGCGAACGCGAGACGTAGGTCAGATGGGGGCGCCGGTGGTCATTCACGTACAGCCTAATAGTGGGAAGACTGAGTCTTTTCTCGCGCTTCATTTCGCCAATCAACTCGATCTTGTCGCCCTTGAAGATGGCTCCATCATTTCGCGGGAGGAATTATGGGAACACCTCAAGCAATCGCTGCTCGAACGATTGGCGAAGCGGATGTTCAAACCCCGCAAGGGTCGTCGGGCTGACGGCCCGGGCGCGTCCCTCAGCGTGGACCCCACCGAGCGGACGCGCATCATCCGTACGGCCTACGACAAGCTCTGGCTGGAGCTTCGGCGCGAACCCCGCTTCACCGAGGTCGCGCACGAGATCGCTCTCCACCCCAGCAACCTGTGGCGCTGGCGCCGCGACAACGGCTGGCCGCCACCGCCGAACGGTGGGACCCTGTGATACCTCGGGTCAATATTGGTATCAGGCGGATTCACGCCTTATCATCCGACTCCCGCCCGAATCAGGCGGAAGCTAAATCAAGGGGCAGTGAAATGCCCTGGCGCCGTCTCACCGGCCCAGGGCGCGGCACTGGCACCCGAGGGAGTAGTCCTCTGATGACAGTACAGGTCCGTTCTACCACGCGCCGAGCGCGCAAGTCCGCCGTCGATAACCTCGGCAAGGGCGTCGTCAAGCTGGGCAATGGCAAGCTGTTGCTCAAGGTCGGCAATGGCCGCGACCTCCAGGGCAAGCTGGTTTACAAGCGCTATGGCCCGTTCGAGAACACGCCCGAGGGCCACGCTGCCCTGGTCGCCCAGCGTGACAGGCACGTCTTCGAGTTGGCCAATCGCGGGATGGAGTCGATGCCGCTCGGCCGCCAGGAGCGAGTCACCTTGCGCGCCTGGTCGCGCGAGTGGCTGGACACCGACGTGGCCAACAACAACGCCGCCAGCACCCTGACCAAATACGAGCGCGCCCTGGAGAAGCACGTCTGGCCGTTCCTGGGCGATGTCGCCCTGGTCGACCTGACCGACGCGATGCTCAAGCGCTGGCGCAAGGAGCGCCAGGAGGCAGGCCTGGGCGCCGACGGCGTGAACTACGCCCTGAAGCGCATCAAGACGTGCCTCAAGGCAGCCGTGGCCTCGAAGCGCACCACGGGGCTGATCGAGAACCCAGCCGCCAGCGTGGACGCCGTGCGCGTGGGCCAGCGCAAGCGCCACCAGAGCGAGAAGGCCGACTACCCGAAGCTCATGGCGGCGGCAGCCGGCCACCACCTGGCGGCCGTTATCCCGTTCACCCTGGACTCTGGCCTGCGCTGCTCCGAGGTCGGCGCCCTGCACTGGGGGGACATCGACTGGGACAACAACCGCATCTGGGTGCGCTGGCATCAGGTGTGCAGCGGCTCGGCCAAAAAGAACACGGTGCGGCGTGCCCTGGTGCCTGGCTCGAAGACCAGCGACGGCGAGTTCCACGATGTCCAGCTATCGGTCGCCACGATGGCGCTCCTCAAGGTGCACCGTGCGCGGCTGCGCGAGCTTCAGGGGCCAGGTTGGGCGGCTGGCCAGGTCAGCGAGTGGTACTACGCCAAGCACTCCGGCTCGCAGTCGGGCGAGGCCTACGTGGTGGCCACCGACCCAGGCGCCGAAGACGCCCTGGTCTTCCCGTCGGCCGACGGCACGCCGCTGCAGACCAACAACCTGTACGGCTGGTTCAAGCGGGTGTGCGCCAGGGCCGGGGTCAAGAAAACCTTCCACGGCATGCGCCACGATTGCGGCAGCTTCATGCTGAGCGACCTCGTGCCGCTGACGGTGGTGTCCGAGCATCTGCGCCACGCCAATACCGACATCACCGCCACGATCTACGCCCACCTGATCGGTGACCAGCGTCGCCTGGGCGCCGAGTCGATGGATCGGTTCTGGGCCTCGCTTGAGGTTCAGGCCGAGGTGGCGGTCTAGCCCCCGCCTATGGCTGATCGTTCAGCCGCCGCTCACCGCCGTCACCGAGAGGCCCCCGCCTGCCCAACAGGCTGGGGCCTTTTTGGCGTTCACCCTCTAAAGGGAGGTCGCGATGGCTCCGCGTCTTGAGCCAGGAGAACAATGGGTGCTGCGTCGCGGTGTTCATTCTGGCACGGTCATCCAGATCGAAGGCCAGACGTTCGCCGGCGCGGTCAAGTACAGGGTCGTCAAGAAGGGCGACAACACCGGCAGTAGCCGAGAGGATGACGATGGGAGAGTCCATACCAAGCCTCGTGACGAGTTCCTGGCGCTGTACGAGCGCAACTACAAGGCCAACGGGGCAGGCGTCCAGACGGCCTTCCGCCAGAACAATATGAGCCGACGGGCAGCAGCCAAGCAGATGGCCATGTCACAAGAAGCCGAGGTCCAGGCACTCCTGGGCGGGCCGGGCGCCAAGCGCTCGGTCACCAACGGTCACTACATCCACCCAGGCGACAGCGGCCTGGGCATCGCCGTCGAGATGATCACGCCCGACATGGCCCAGGCCTGGCTGGAGCGCGGCGGCATCAACCGCAAGCCCAGCGAGCGGGCCATCCTGAAGCTCGTGCACGCCATCCAGATGGGCGAGTGGGACCTGACGGGCGAGACGATCAAGCTCGACAAGGACGGCAAGGTGCGCGACGGCCAGCACCGCCTGCACGCTATCGTGCGGGCCGGCATCGCCGTGCCGTGCATCGTGGTGCGCGGCATCAGTGAGAGCGCCTTCGACAAGATCGACACGGGCAAGAGCCGCAACATGGCCGACGTGCTATCGATCCACGGCCACGAGAACACCAAGGCCCTGGCCACCGCCGCGCGCGGGCTCATCCTGATCGAGATGTACGGGCGGTACGACGTGGGCGGTGTCCGCCTGGGCCACCTGACCACGCCCAGCAACGCGGCCGGCCTGGCGTACATCGAGGCCCACCCCGAGGTGCACGATGCCCTGCGCCTGGCCGACAAGATCCGCAAGGAGGGCCAGTTCGTCGGCGGCACCGGCCTGTGGGCGATCATGCTGACCATGTTCTGGCGCCGCTCTGAGGAGCAGACGCGGGTGTTCGTCGACAAGCTCATCGAGGGCGCCCAGTTAGAGGCCGGCTCACCCATCCTGAAGCTCCGCAACATGTACCGTGGCGGGCGCGAGTGGCACTCCACCACCGATGCTCGCGAGCGGCTGATGGCCGTGGTCATCAAGGGCTGGAATGCCTGGCGTCGCGACGAGCTTGTCCAGGCACTGTCCTGGCATGACACGGGGCGAGGTGCCGAGAAGTTCCCGGTGGCCGAGTGATGGTCGCCATCCGCAACCTGGGCCAGATGGGCGTGCCCATCCCGTACCAGTACAGCGCCCAGGACCTGGGCACGCCCGAGCAGGAGAGCTACGGCCACAAGATGCGCCGCCTGCGGCTGGAGCTTGCCCTGACCCAGCGAGAGGTGGCCGAGATCCTCGGCTGCTCGCCCATAACACTCTCCCTCTGGGAGCGCGGCAAGCGCATGGGCAACAGCGCCGAGGCGGCTGCCCTGCCCCGCCGCGCCATCGAGCTACTCAGCCAGCGGCTCAGGCGGAAGCAGCGGCGTGATGGAGTGGATTCTGTTGGCGTGGCTCGCCAGCGGCCTAGTCGTCGCGTGGCTACTGAGTCGGTGGTTCCGGTTCCTGAGGGGCGACTTCGACGTGGCTAAGCGCGAGGCGCCGCGCATCGAGATGATGGAGGGCATGGTCAGCCAGAACGAGTACGCCACCGACCTGCGCTGGCGCGTGTTCACGGACATGGAGGACGGCTACCGCAGGAGCAACGTGCTGATGTCCCTGGGTGGCCGCTGGACGATCATCGACGGCGCCGTATTCAAGCGTCTAGCCGAGAACATCCTGGCCGAGCTATGACCATCCTGCTGGCGCAGTGCTACCGCCTGCCCTGGCTCAGCAACGAAGCGTGTACCTGCATGGGCGTGGCCTCCATCGTGGTGGCCGCCCTGGGCACTCTGTGGGTGGCCTGGTGGGTCGGGCGTGCCTGACGAAACCGCCGCCGCCTACGGAACTGCGGCAATCAATCTACTAGAGGCCCGCCTCGACAAAGTCTTGGAAACCTTCACAACCGACGAGCTTGCCGAGTTCTGGCAAGGTGCGACCGAGGCCTGCGCCCTGCGTCTGATCCGCCTCAAACCAGAGATGGTGCACCCGTCAGGCGACTTCTTACTGTGAAGCTCGGCATCGTCGGTAGCGAGGCGGCCAAGTTCACCTCGGTGACGGAGGCCGCCGCCAGGCGCGTGATCAACACGATGATCCGCAAGTTCGAGGCCGACCTCGTGATCAGCGGCCACTCGCCCCTGGGCGGCATCGACTGGTGGGCCATTGATGAGGCCGAGCAACTCGGGGTGGATACCCGCGAGTACCCGCCCCTGAGACGTGGCTGGCAGTACTACAGAGCGCGCAACCTGGCGATTGCCAATGCGAGCGACATCGTCGCCTGCGTCACCCTCAAGGAGCTACCCGAGGACTTCAGCGGGATGCGCTTCCCGCAGGGCTGCTACCACTGCCATACGCCGCCCGAGGACCACGTCAAGAGCGGCGGCTGCTGGACGATGCACCAGGCGCGCGACCTGGGCAAGAAGGGCGTGCTGGTCGTCATCGATCCCGACGGCGGCATACGCGCCCAGGTCAACGTATTGCGCCTGGCGACTCGTGCCGCCTCAGGCGAGTAATCAGCCGCTCCATCTTGCGGCGGCAGTCAGGACACACGCGCCAGACCTGGCGCTTCCCCTCGGGGTTCGTTCAAGTGACCTCGCGCATGTACGGCCTGACACCGCCCAGGCCGACCTCGTTGCGATAACACCAGTCGCAGCGTTCCCGAATCGCATGCATTGGTTCAGGCTAGTACGCAGCGTGAGCAACGAACGTGAGACTTGTATGAGATCGCAGTTAACAGACGGCATCAGGCCGCAGCAGGCCTTAGTCGGGCGAAGGTACCATCGGCAGGTATCTTCAGCCGTCAAACTGCGGCAAACTGCGGCAAATCAATCTCAAAGCGGGGCGCCGCATTTGATTCCTCCGAGATGTGTAGTGCCCCGTTTGGCGTTTACACCATGCCTCGATTTGAGTTTGGGGGCGGGTCTGGCGCGGCCTGGAACGGCCTGATTCCTGCGGCTTAGCATCTGCGATTCGGTATCTGCGATTGGTATCAAGGGTACTTGGCCGCCAGGTGCGTAGAATGAAATGACCCCCGCACCGCGTGAACGGTCGGGGGCCTGACACTACGGGAGGTGCCCCGCAATGCGTAAATATCGTAAGCGAGCCGCGTACGAGCGGTTCTGGGCCAAGGTCAAGCGAGCCGAGGTTGGCTGCTGGGAATGGCTCGGCACACGCCTGGACACGGGGTACGGCTGCTTCAGCGTCGGTAGTGGTCCTGGCAACCGCCATCGTGCCCACCGCTACTCCTGGGAGCTTCACTACGGCCCCATCCCCGATGGCCTACAGGTGCTCCACCACTGCGACAACCGCGCCTGCGTACGCCCTGAGCACTTGTTCCTGGGCGACCACAACATGAACATGCAGGACGCCGTCCGCAAAGACCGGTGGGCGGCGCGTAAAGAGCAGTGGGCGACCGATCGCCACGAGGAGTTCGAGCGCGCCCTGGCGAACTACCGCGCATCGAGGGGCATACCAGCATGACCACTCTCGACACCCGCTTCACGTCCATCGAGGACCGCCTGACCGCCATCGAACGCGACCTGGCCGTGATCAAGACCCGCCTCGACAACGTGCCCACGCCCTGGCTGATCATGGGCCTGATCCTGCCGCTGTACGGCTTGCTCATCCTGGGCTTCGCGGGCGTCTTCTACTTCCTGCTGAACTACGCCAAATGAGGCCTGTGCGACCGCTGTATCCACCGTGGACCGCCATCCTGATCGCGTTCTTTCTATTCGTCATCTGCCTCGCCCTGTTGGCCGGCGGTCAGGCCTTGCTCGCCGTCATCGTCGGCATCCTCAGTGGCTACTTCGCGGGCCAAGCCCACGCGAAGTGGGCGAGTCGCTTCGACTTCGCAGTGGAAGACACTTGCCCCAAGTGCGGCACCCAGGTGACTCTCTCCATGCGCCGTATCTCTAGCTTCCGCAGACTATGACCCGCGTGTGCCTGGTGCCCGCCCTGGGCGCCATCAGCTACCCCGAGGTAGACGCGAACGATCCGAACGCCATGCACGATCTCCTGGGCGGCTATCTGGAGCCAATCCAGCTACCGCCCTACCTGGGCCAGCAGGGCCTGATGGGCCTGGTGGACGAGGACGGCCTCCGCAAGAACCTGCCCCACAACGTGTACTCGGTGCTGCTGGGCCAGCCCCTGGTCGGGCCAGTCATCATCGTGCGTACCGATCCGCCCGACACCGTCGACCTGACCGACGAGGATGTGGCCGCCCTGGACGAGTACTTCGGGCACACCTTCGTCGTCGTTCTGTGACCTGGCAAGTCTGCCCCAACTGCGGCGGCTCGGGCGAGGTCTGGTCGGAGGCCACGCCCAAGCGGCGCAACCACCAGGGCTCGGTGTACCAACGCACCGCTGACGGCCGCTGGTGCGCGTCGCTGATGGTCGAAGGCGAGCGCAGAATCAGCTACGCCAGGTCTGAAGGTGAGGCCTGGGAGAAGCTCCGAAAGCTGCGGCGCCAGTACCGCCTGCCGCCCCTGCAGCCGCCGACCGAATGAGCCAGCCCGACCTCACCCAGGATCAGCCCGAGTGGCCGCGCACGGCAGGCTGGCGACCCAGTGACGCGAAGTATGACTACGAGTACGCCCCGCGCCTGGAGCACTGGTTCGACGGCAGGAGCGAGTACAGCTACTGCGGGCGGATCGGCGTCTGGGGCACGGGCAGCGGCGTGCGCGCCAGGCGCCGCTGTAGGTTGTGCATCATGGCCATGCTCACCGACGGCAAGCTGCGCGTGATCGGCGTAGCTCGCAACGCTTGGTAGAAAGAATTGCCCCGTTGACGCCCGCCGATGGGACGATCTGCCTGACCGCATCGAATGGGGCTGGGTGCTACACCCAACTTCAATGCGGGTTTGGACCACTTAGAGCGGGTGCCCGGAGCCGAGGCTGTGGTAGGTACGTCCCCTTTCTGACTCCCCGGCTCCGGACCAGTTAGAGGAGCCTCGCCAGCGCGAGGCCACCGATCAACAGGCCCAGCCGCAGGTCGATCATCGACAGGATGAGCAGCACCACGGCGACGATAAATATGACCAGGCCAATCAGCCAGCCGATGGTGATCGAGTAGCTCCTGACAGTGGTGATTTGCATTAGCTACCTCCTCAGGTAGACGATCTGCCAGCTACCCGCCCAGGCGTCCCACTGGCTGCGGCTGATCTGCGAATAGATGCCCTGGTAACCCTCGGCGCTGTTGGCGATCCAGAGTTGGCCGTTGCTCACGCCTCGGATGCCGACGAAGTGGTACCAGCGGGTGCTGTTGAGCACGCCAGCCGTCGAGGCGCACAGGTCGTAGGCCTCGTCGAAGTCCACCCAGGCCTGGACGGCCTCGGGTCCGTAGCTACCCAGAACATCGACCACACACTGGGTGCTCTCCAGGCCGTTGGCGGGGTTGACGCAGTTGGGGTAGCCAACGTTGAGCCCGACCTTGATGCGATTCGAGTCAGGGTCCAGACCAGTAGCCCGGAGAGTCCAGTCAGTAGCGCATACAGAGCAAGTCCAGCCGGCTTCCTGGGGAGCCATGTACAGGCCTCGGTTCTGATCGAAGTACCAGTACCAGTCTCCTGTCTCCTCACCGAAAGGGCGTGCGCGAAACTGCGCCCGTCTCCTCGTACCAGTAGTAGACGGCCTGGTGGCCATAGGTCTTGGAGATCGTGTGCCCTTCGGCCTGGACCTCGTAGATCTCGTCCGAGGCAGGCGTGTCGCCAGCGTTGAACATGGCGACCTGAACGCCTTCACCAACTACAAAATCGCTCATAGCTCCCCCTAGCGTGGAACTGCGGGTGTCGGGACGAAGTGGGCATACAGCAGCCCCGTGGCAGTGCCGCTGACGATGAACTGGCACGCGACGTTGACCTGCAGATACTGGCCGGCGGTGGCGTCCCCGAAGACGCAGAAGCCGGCGTGGAACTGGCCGCTGCCGGTGTTTGTCCAGCCGTTGGTGACCTTGCCCGCGCCGATCAGGCCGCCGCACTGCACGGTGGCGGTGGCGCCGAAGCTATTCAGGTTGACCGAGCCGTCCACGTAGCAGCCGATCACCCAGTGCCCGCTCTTGGGGATGGTCAGCGTGGTGTTGGCGCTGGTGCCGTTGTTGACCAGCGTGACGCTGAGCGGGACGGTTACCTCGGTGTCGGCCGAGATCTGGATGAAGGTCACCTCAGATGCACCACCAGTACGTGCCGTCGGCGTACCACGAACACGAGTCGCCGTTCTGGATGACCACCGTGGTGGTGATGGCCGTGGCCCCAGGCCCAGCCATACCCGAGCTACCCGTGGCGTAGAAGGTGATCGGGCCGCCCCAGGCCTTGACGAAGCGCCACTTGCCGTTGGTCGCGGCGCCCAGTTCGTAGTTGCCCGTGGTGTACACCGGCCCTTCGCCGGTGATACGCGGGTCGGCCACGGTCTTGTTACTGAGCGTCTGGGTGGCGGTGGCGCCCACCAGGCGGTCGGCGCTGGGGTAGGCGTATGCGCCGCTGGCGTCGAAGGCGATGCCCTGGTTGGCGGGCGTGCAGAAGATGCCCGCAGCCGTGACGCTGACGCGGAACCAGTCGCTGGTGGTCGGGCCGCTGGTGAAGGGGGCGATCTTGTCCGAGGTGACCGTGCCAGCGGCCAGGTCGGCGCCCGTCAGCGAGCCGTCCTGAATGTTCGCGCCCGTGACCGTGCCTGCGGCGATGTCGGTGCCGGTGATCGTGCCGTCGGCAATGTTGCCGCTGGTCAGCGTGCCCGTGGCGATGTTGGCGCCGGTGATCGTGGCGGCGGCGATGTCGGCGCCGGTGATCGTGCCGTTGGTGATCTTGGCGCTGGTGACCGTGTTGTCGACGAGCTTGCTGCCGTTGATGCTGCCGTCGGCAAACGCGCCTGGGTTGATGGCCCCGCCCTGATGGCTGCCGTTGTGATTGTGTCCGGTGCTCTGGTTGAACAGCCCGTCGAGGGTGATCAGCGACCCGCGCAGCCCGGCCGGCTGATCGAGGTAGTCGGCCAGGTCGTCGTCGTCCACGGCCAGGGCGAGGTTGAGTTCGGTGGTCAGATCGCTCATTACATGGTCCTCGTGGCGCCGATCTTGAACCCGCGCATGTCGCCAACGCGCGTGCCTCGGAAGCGCTTGATAATCCCGTAGACGGTCAGGATGCGGAACTGGGTGGCCTGGATATCGATGCCCCAGGAGCGCCCACCACCCGCTTGCGGCGGCAGCAGCCGCTCCTGATAGCCGAACACGGCGATCTCGTTGACCGTCTCGTCGGGTAGCTCGATGGCCAGGCTGCCGGGGACGGAGGCGAAGTTGATCATGGCCTGCTGCATGGCCGCCGAGTCGTAGCGGATGGCCGCCCCATCCAGGCGGGTCTGGAAGCCGCGTGCATCGACGGTCATCTGCAGGTCACGCTTGAAGGCCGGCACCACGCGCTCGTGGAACGCCACGATCTCCATAACCGGGGTGTCGGTGGTGGTGGTGTTGGAGAGCGCAGCCTTCAGCGAGAGCGCGTTGCCGACCATGTTGGCGGGCGTCTGGATGCGCTGGCCGTTGCCCGTGAACTCGCCCAGGGCGATCCAGCCGCCCGAGGGATCGGTGCCTGGGGCACCCGACGAAGCCATGATGCGGTAGCTCAGCGTCACCTCGTCGCCAGGCTTCATCGTCGGCCCGAAGACGCTGAAGCCGAGCCAGTGCTTGAGATCGGCCTCGAACATGGCGTGGTGCAGCGGGTAGACGATCTCGCTCGGACCGAGGACAAATTCGGCGCCGCTGTTGGGCGCCAGCGGGTTCTGGACGAGCTTGATCCAGTCCCAGCCGCCGTCACCGAAACCGATGTACAGGCGGTCCTGGCCGCTCGCGCCACTCGTCGACATGGCCGTGATCTGGCGCCCAGGCCAGTGCGCCAGGCTGCCGTCCCACTGGTCGTCGAAGACGATCTGCACGCCCTCGTCGGTGTTCTTCTCTTCCCAGGAGCCGTAGCTCAGCAGGTAGCTCGCGGCCGGGTAGTCGGTCGTCGAGGTCGGGTTCCAGATGCCCAGGTAGGCCTGGTAGCCGCCCCAGCCGCACAACACGCGCGGCTCACCCCGAACGGGTGAGGCGTTGTCCAGCAGCCGCCCTGGACCCATCGGCGTAAGCTGCGCGCCCGGCATGTCCAGGCGGTAGAAGGCGGGGCCGGCCCGAAACCACAGGGCGCCCATCCAAGCCTGGGCGCGGTAGCCATTGTCGGAGTTGGGCGTCGAGGCGATGCCGGGGAACAGGTCGTTGACGGAGCCGTCGGAGTTGAGGGTGTACAGCGTGCCGTCCTCTTTGAAGATGACCAGCGTCTGGCCGGTCTGGCGGATAGCGCTGATCCGCACACTCGGGTCACCGATCAGGAACGGACCGGACCAGTTTGCCGACACCTTCGGGTCCGAGGTGACCTTACGCACCACGCTGTTGACCACGTCGGCGCCCCACAACTCGGTGCCAACCACCTCTAGCCTGAAGATGTTCATCGGCAGCGCACACTGGGTCCACGTCCCGCTGGGCGTGCGCTCCCACACGGTTCCACCGTTGGTGGCGATGTACAGGCTCTTGGTAGCTCCAGCGAACCCACCCTGGAAGACCGCCGCGTCGTTGACAACGTTCGGCGTGAAGTCCTTGTCCACCACCTGGCCAGCGTTGGTGTCGTCGGTGCGGCGGTAGACCTTGGTCCCCGAGCAGACGAACTGGGTGAGCGTCAGGCTGGCCGTGTTGTAACCGTCGATGATCTTCCAGACGCTGCTGCCTGGCGCGGGGCTGGGCATGATCGGGTGGACCAGCGGGCCCTTGCCGACCAGGCCGCCGGACACGGTGATGTCGTTGCCCCAGTAGTAGCGCTTGTCGCCGTAGCTGGACTGGACGCGCTCGCCGTAGCCGCCCGAGGCGTGTGCCGGGAAGGTGCGCTCGCGGTACACCGGCGCCGAGCCGTACTCCTGCACCGAAGGCACCACCGAATCCAGCATCTGCTGCTTCTTGCCGACCATCAGGCCGTCCTGGCTGGTCACCAGCATGAACCCGAGGCGGTCGTTGGGCGAGCCGAGGATGCTGCCCATCCGCATGTGGAAGGGCCACGGCCTGCGGCGACTACTGAGCAGTGACACGTTCGGGGATCACCTCGGCCAGCCCGTTGGGCGGCTTCTCCTGGCTGGCGGCGACCTGGGCCTCCAGGCTGGCCACCCGCGCCCGCAGGTAGGCAAGCTCCACGGTGGCCTGGCCGATCAGCAGCACAAGGTCGTTGGTGGTGTAGGGAACTTCGGTCACGTCGTCGGCAGTCCAATCAGGCGGGAGATGAAGGTCATGTCGATGGCCTTGAGGTCTTCGTCCAGCGGCCCCAGGGCGCTCTTGATGAGTGTCTCGTCGTCGGCCGACATCTCGTACGGCGGTACCTTCAGGTCCTCGGCGGCGAGCCAGGACCAGTGCTGGTGAATGATGGCGCGAACGTCGGTGAACTGGCGCAGCACCGCGCCGACGTTGGCGTTCACCTCGTACGCGTTGACGGGCGAGAGTCCTGCGGTCATGCGCGTGGCTCCAATCTGTCGAGTCGGGCGTTGGTGTCCAGCATGTAGCTCCTGAGCGCCTCCCAGAGAATGGCCGTCACCCGCGCGTAGTCCATGCCCATTGGCTTGCCGTCCTTATCGGTGGACACGATCTCGGGGTAGAACGGCTGGAAGTCATCGGCAACGAAGCCGATGTGGTGGGTGGTGGTGTCAGCCTTTGCGCCCTGGGCACGCCAGGTATGGTCGTACTCGATGCCCCGCAGGGCCGGGTTGAGTACGCCCGCGATGGGATCGCGCATCGGCTTGACGTTCTTCTTGAACTCCTTCGAGCTTGCCGTCACCCAGGCGTTGGCGTAGCCCTGGCCGTTGACGTTGGCGGTGTTGTTGGTGCGGAAGCCGTAGCCGTCAACCGGCGCGCTGTAGGCGTTGTGGCTGGTCGCTGACTGCACTGCGCCCAGCGTCTGGAGCAAGCCGCTGCCGTAGATCGACATGGGGCTGACGTTGTCGTAGCTGCGCCGCCAGTTGATGTACGAGTTCTGCGCGTTGGTCAGCGAGTCGTTGCCGCCGAAGTTGATGTAGTAGACCAGGGCACCCGCGCCAGTAGGCATCCACGTCACGTTGGGACCAAACGCCATCATTGATGCGCCGGCGTAACTGTTCATACGGAAGTTGACCAGTTGACCCTGGCTGAAGAGGCTTATCTCACCGCTGTTCATGCCAATCCCGTAGCCGCTGCCGCTGCCCGCGTCGTAGATGCAGAGGCGGTTGCCGAGGGCAGCAGCAATGGCGATTGGCGCATTCAGCGAGTTGGCCACGCTGCTTGAGCCCACCAGCAACTTGGTGGTCAGCAAGAGGCCGCCGGCGCCGTCCATCTGGACCAGGCCGCTGGCACCGCGCACCACGAGCGGCCCGTTCTGGGAAGAGATCAGCCCGATGGCACTGTCAGTGGTGTACAGGTAGCGCCCGCTGATATCGCCCGTCGCACCGATGCTGCCGCTGCTGACCGACACGTTGCCGGTGACCGACAGGCCGCCCGTGCTGATCGTCAGCCCCCCGGCGTTAGCCAGCGACATCAGCAGGGTGGAGCCAGCCTGGTTGTACCACGAGGTGCTGACGCCGCCCGCGTTGTACCAGTTGACGCCGTTGCCTGGGCCGACGTTGAAGAACATGTGCTCAACCGCATCGGCGGTCTGGATGTAGTAGGGCGAGTTGTTCCGCTGCGAGTGGATGACGTTGCCGAGCGTGCCGCGCACGTCGCCCGCGATGGCCAACGTCGAGGGCGTGGTCCACTGGACGTTGTAGTTGCTCGCATCGACTTTGGTGAGCATCTGGCCAGCGGTGCCGCCGACCGGGATGCCCTGGCCTGGGGGTCCCTGCGGGCCGATCCCGCCGGCCGGCCCTTGCGGCCCCTGGGCGCCGGTCGCGCCCGCCGGACCCTGCGAGCCGGTGGCGCCAGTCGGGCCTGCAGGCCCCTGTGAACCAGTCGGGCCAGTTGGTCCAATCGGCCCTTGCGGGCCTGGCACCGTGCTATCAGCACCCTGTGGCCCCTGGGGGCCAGTCGCGCCAGCCGGACCCTGAGGACCGACCGGACCTATTGGCCCCTGAGGGCCTGGTGGCCCAGGTGGTCCGGCGGGTGGCTGAGGCGTGCCGACAATCCCGCCCCTCGGTGTCGGGGGCAGTTCAGGCGCGTTGATGACCACCGGAATGGCACGGCCCATCAGGGAGCCACCGTCGGCCAGGCATCCGCCGTCGTCGTCCAGATCTCGCCCAGGATGCGGCCAGTTGCGACGCTCGTGCCGAGTGCCCTCCACCACAAGGTCTGCGAGTTGGTGACATCGATAGCCGTGCCCGCGCGCGGTGTGCCCGACTCCGAGTACGCCTGGTTGACCGACAGGCCACGCGGCGTGAAGCCGGCTGGACACGCCAGAGCGACCACGGCGTTCCACGTCGTCGGCACGGTCAGGTCGTACTGGTGGCCGACCTGATTGCCGATGCGGCGGATGGCGATGCCGCCCGGCCCGACCGTCCAGCCGTTGGCGACGCGCGCGTTGACCGCCAGCCAGCCGGTGTCGCTGTTGAGGTCGACGATCCAGGCCGAGCCGTTCCAGACCATGACTTGCGTCCCCAGTCCAGCCGTCACGCGGAAGGTGCGACCCACCCAGTTGCCCGTGCCAGGCAGTGCGGCCTGGGTTGCGGCCGTTTCCCAGGCGAAGCCCGACGGACCCTGCGGGCCTGTGGCGCCATCTGCGCCGGGCGGGCCTTGCGCTCCCGTGGCGCCCTGCGGCCCGGCAGCCCCCTGTGGCCCCTGCGGACCAGTTGCCCCGGTTACGCCGGGCGGGCCGGGCACCGTCGAGTCCGCACCTTGCGGTCCGGTCGGTCCGGCTGGGCCGGCTGACCCCGACGGGCCGGCCGGTCCCTGGGTCCCCTGAGGTCCCTGCACGCCGGCTGCGCCCGCTGACCCCTGAGGCCCCATCGGTCCCGCTGGGCCTACCGCGCCCTGGGCGCCCGTGGCGCCTGGTGGCCCCATGACGCCAGCTATGCCCTGCTGACCATCCTTGCCCGCTGGCCCTACCGGCCCGATGGGACCTGCTGGCCCAGCGGGACCTTGCGGCCCCTGCGACCACGTCGGGGGCAGCGGCTCGCCAGCGACCGGGTTCCAGTTGACGCGTGTCACCTGGCGACCGACCCCATCAGCGGCAAGCCGACCACCTCGTTGAAGCCGATGCGGCGTACGCCTGGCGGCGCCCAGATCAGGCTCTGGCGGGTGAACTCTGCGGCGGCGTCTTTCTGGCTGGCCTGGAGGCTGCCGGCGGCTGCCGCGAACATATGGCTGGGCCACAGGTGCCAGGCCTCGATGTGGCCCGCCGAGGCGGCGTAGTCGAGGTCTACAGCTAGCTGGTCTTCGTCGTCGGTCGGACCAGTCGTCGAATCAGCATTGTTGACCCACGTCCAGGCCGGGCGCAGAGCCGTCACCCACACGTTGGCTGGCGCGTACGGGCCGCTGGTATTCCGCAGCATGACGTGGCCCTGCTGCACGGTCGTCTCGAAAGGCGCCTCGCCAAACGGCTTGTACCAGCCGTACTGGACCCGCGTGACCTGGGTCGGGTTGGTGATCCAAGGCGCCTGGTAGGTCAGGTCGACATCGCCGTAGCCACTCGTCTGGACGGCGGCGATCAGGTCTTCGAGGAAGCAGCGCCGCAGGCCGGCCATCACCGCCACGCGTAGCTCCTGATCCGGGTGGAGGTGGGTGAAGTCGGCTAGCTCATTGGGCTGCATCGGGTAGGCCCAGTTGCGGTCGACGATCACGCGGCCCGAGGCCGAGTCGAACGACAGCACCATGCGCGTGCGGTCCTGGGCGTTGTAGGTCGCCGGCGTGCCGTCGGCCTTGATCCCGCGCCGCAGGAGCCACAGGTTCTCTGGGCCACCCAGGAGCGCCGAGCTTTTGAGCGTTGGCATGTACGCCGCGATGGTCGTCGAGGTGGTCGGCGTCTGGGAGTCCTGGGCAGCCTGGAAGAACGGGCCGGTCCTGCGGGCCACCTCTTGATCAAGTTGCGCGAGGGTGATCACGACGGTGGCGGTGGCGGCGCCGTGAAGATCTCAGCCGGTGGCGTGTTGTCGGTGATCTCGGCCTTGCCTTCCAGCAGCAACGTCTTCACGTAGTCGTAGTCCGACTGGTCGAAGTCCGTCTCATGGCCTGGGCCGTAGACGATGCCCTCCTGGCCTGGGCGCGGGTCGGCCGAGGCCGCCAGGAAGCGCAGCTTGGCCATTTACTTCTTCTCCTTGCTGGGCTTGGTGCTGGTGGTGTCCTCGCGGGCGGTACGGTCGCTGAAGTGCTGCGGCTGGGCCATGTTGGCCTCCTCGGCAGCTACGTCGGCAGCCTTGCCATCGGCGCGCAGCGCAGCGAACTCCTCGGCGCTGACATCAAGCTCCTGGCCAGCCGCATGCTCACCCCACGGGACGAGCAGTCTCACCTTCGGCATTACTTCTTGCCTTTCCGTTTGGGGAGCTTGCTCTCGTCCACTCCCTTGAGCTTCTTGCGCGCCTCATCGGAGCTGAAGCCGGGGACCTGGCCCCCGGCTGCGGCGCCAAACAGGCGCGCCTGAGCCTGGCTAACAGGCTTCTTGTACGGGCGCCCGCCTGGCATGTCAGCCCTCGCCGCCTGTGGTGGCCTTCTGTTGGACGGCGAAGAACGGGTAGCGGCTGGCCTTGGTCGGCTGTTGGCGGTTGACCGGGTTGGGGATGGCCCAGGCGAAGCGGGCGGTCACGCGCAACGCGACCATGTCCTGTTGCATCAGGTTGTATTGGATGACCGGCGGCGCGCCGTTGTCGGTGATGACGCCCGTGTCGAACATCTCCATGCTGATGTCATCTCTGATCGAGAGCATGCTCTGGTCCCACTGGCCGCCGATCATGCTGTAACCCGTAGCACCCGTGGCGAAGCTCGTAAAGCCAGCATTCGAGAACACGATTGGCTCGCCGTACAGCGTGCCCGTGTTGATCGAGGCATTCGGCGTCGAGTTGTCGCCCAAAAAGAGCAGGCCCTTGGTCGTATCGCGCAGGCCGCGCAGCTTGGCCTTGACCTGGCGGCGTGCCCAGAAGCCGGTCACGTCGAAGCCGTCGGCCTCCACCGCAGCCATGGCGGTGTTGATGTCGTCGAGGTAGTCCACGCTGCTGGTGCCCGCGACAACGAGGTTGCCTGCCGAGTTGGCGCCCGAGACGATGCTGGGCGGGAAGGTGCTCGGGGCGTTGGTGCCGAAGAAGATCGCGTCGTCCAGGGCGACGGCGAAAGCCTCGGTGATCTTGGGCTTGGTCTGCGACCAGAAGTCGTAGTCCATGTCGTCGAGCAGGTTCTTGGCGATGGGCACGAGCACCGCCATCTCTTCAGCATTGAGGTAGACGTTGTCCCATTGCAGCGAGGTCGTCTGCTTCATGCCGATGTCGCGGGCGTCCAGGCTGGCGCCGGTGATCCAGTACGCGACGGGTAGCTGGCTCATGACCGGGATGCGCTGCTGGGCGCGCTTCATGCGAACGTGAGGCATGAGCGCCATAGCTGCCGACTTGACCTCAATGGACTGCACGATGTCGCGCTGTACGTCCTCGGGGATAAGCGGCCCCGAACCTGGGGTCGCCCTGGTGGCGATTGAGTTGTATGGAATGAGAGTGGCCCTCTAGGAACGGGGCCGCTCCCGCGATGACTCAGCGTTCGAGCGACCCTACGCGCTGTTGTGTCTCGCGCCCCCTACGCCGTAGTAGCCGCGCAGGATGTCCGACACCTTTTGATCCGCTGCTGAACTGCTATAGGCGGGCAGGAGTTCCGGTTCGACCACCTGGCCGCGCGCCTCGCTGAGGAGTTGCTTGCGGAACGCTGCGTTCCGTCGAAGCTTGCTCTCGGCTTCCCGTTCGCCTTCAGCCTTCCAGTGTTTTTCGAGGCTCTTGAGCGCCTCGCTGACAACCAGCTTGCGTCCGTCCAGGCCTCGGCCAGCACCCTCGATGTTCATGATCCGCTGCTGCTCTGCTGCGGGCAGGGCCTGCATGAGCGGGTCGATGGCGATGCGGTCGTGCTGAGTGCCAACGTTGCGGAAGAAGTCCAGGGTGGTGTTGTCCTGCTCCTGGGCCTGCTCGGCCTGACGATCCTGCTCGGCATACGCCCAGGGATCAGAGTCGCGCAGCTTCTTACGATCTTCCTGGCGCTGGCGCTGAGCACGTTGCGCCTCGCGGCGGTCAGTCTCAGCTTGGACTTTGCGGTCTAACTCCTCCTGGGTCAGCGAGAGCTTCTGCGACGCGCCGCTGGCTTCACCCGATTCCCCGTCCTCGGCGGGGGCCTCCGTAGCAGGCCGCTTGTTCAGCAGGCGATCCCACCAGTGCGTCGAAGGCCCCTCGCGCGACTCGTCGGAAACCGGCTCGGCCGCTGCTGCATCGGGAGGCTGCGCTCCCTCTGAAGGGGTGTTTGGTTGTTCGTCCGCCATCATAGGCCCTTTCTAACCACCAAAGGAATAGTTGGGCGCGTTCGCCCACGGGTTGGCCGCGATAGCGCCGAACGGCATCTGTGGCGGCATCTGCGGTCCAGGCGCGCTCGTGCCCTGGGCCAGGCCCGTGTAGATCGGGTTCGCGAACTGCGAAGGCAAGGGGCGTGGCGCGTTCGGCTCGGGATTGCGAACGCCCGATAGCTGCGGGTCGGAGCCTGGCCAGCCAGGGATGAAGTTGGCGCCGGCGGTCTGGCCAGGAGCGGCGGGTGCCCCAGGGCCAGCGGGGGCTGGTGCGCCTGGAGGGCCGCCGTAGTTGGTGCGGTTGAGTTGGGCGGCAATGTCGATGGCCTGGGGATTGGGGGCGTTGCTCGCGGCGCTGCCCAGCATTTGCTGGTAGGCATTCTGGGTGGCCTGCTGGGCGACCTGGGTCGGGTCCTGGGCCTGGTAGGTGAAGGCACTCTTCATCTGCTCGCCCGTCGGCATCTTGCCCTGGCGCACCATGTCCATCACGTCGGCGTAACCGGCGCCGACCGGGTTCATGTTGGTGCGCGCATTGATGGCGTTGACCTGCTGGTTGCCCGCGCCCAGGGCGGCCGTGTAGGCCTGTTGGCGCATGCTGGCCTCGTCCTTGGCGCGGGCCAGCAGAGCGTCGTCCTGGGCGGCCTGGAGGCTGGCCTGCTGCGGGGCGATGTTCTGGTCGTGCCAGGTGTTGAAGTCGCGCAGGGCGTCCTCGGCGGTGTACTGCTTGCCGTCGACGAACTGGCCAACCTTGCCCTGGACCTCCTGGCCCTTCTGGAGCATCAGGTTGTGCAGTTGCCCCACCCGCGCGGCGACCTGGGCCTGGGTGACCGGCGTGTAGTTGGGGTTGTCGACGAAGCTGACCTTGCCCGTGTTCGGATCGACCTGGGCGTACTGGCCGTAGGTGGTCCCCAGCGTGGCCTGGACCGTGGTCGGCTGGTTGGCCTGCTGGATCTTCTGGACAAGCTCGGCCTTTTGCTGGGTAGACAGGTCGGTCCGCGCCTGGATCTCCGCGATCTCAGGGCCAACCTTCTGCTTGGCGATGTCGGTGGCGGTGGCGATCTGGCCGGTCTGCGCGTTGATCTGGCCCACCTGGGCCTGGCTCTGGAGGATGTTCTGGGCGTCGACCTTGTCCTTGGCGTCCTGCTGACGGTCGAACTCCTTGTCCTTCTGCGCCTGGGTAGCGTTGAACTGGCGGATGTCCTCGGCCAGCTTGTCCTGCCCCAACTTGTCGCCGGCGTACTTGGACGCCATCGCGGCGTAGTCGGCGTTGGTCATGTAGCCGCGCCCGGCCGCCTCGTTGGCCTGCTTCTCGGCCATCTCCTGCTGGCGGTCGATGCGGTCCAGCGCCTTCTTCATCTCGTCGTCGGCGTTGGGCACGCCTGGCGGGACCACCATCTGCCAGGTCTTGTTGCCGTTGGCGTCAGGCGGCCCGCTCTGGGTGTAGTAGCCCGTCTTTTCGTCCCCGATGTGCGGGACGGTAGTCGAGGCCGTCGGGGCCTTCACGTCAGGCGCACCAGCCAGGCCCCACTGCGCGCCCTTGCCCTGGGCGGCAGAGTTGTAGTTCAGGTCCAGCGTCTCGCGGGCACCGTTCTGGGGGTTGGTAATCACCATCTTGTAGCCCTGGACGACGGGGATCATCTGGCCGTAGCCGTTGCTGACGTACTTGACGTCGGGCTGCGGCGGGGCCGCGTTCCAGCCGCTGCGCTGGGCCTGCTGCAGGAGCAGGTTCTGGGTGGTCGGGTCCAGATCCGGCGTCAGCGGGAGGCTGGCCGACTGCGCGGTGCCGATGGGAGGTGTCGCTGCGCCTTGGGCTGGGGCCGCAGACTGGGTCCCGCCGAGACTGCCTGGTGGAGTGAGGTTCGGGAGGCCGACCATTAGCTACCCCTTCCTGCCGCAGCGAGGCGGCGGTCGCGTTCTTGAGCGCCCATAGCGCTCAGCACCTCGTTCTCGGCCTGGGCGCGGCCACGGCTGGCGGCGGTCTGCACGAACTGATCACGCTGCGCCTGGCTGGCGCCCTGCCAGGCGGACGAGGCCATGAGTTGCTGGATCTGCTGGTCCATGTACTGATTGGCCAGGGCCTGGGCGTAGACCTGCTCGTCGTACTGCAGCGGGATGTTGCGTAGCGTCTGCTGCAGCGGCGAGGGGGCGTAGGTGACGCCCGCGTCGCGCAGGGCCTGGGACGTCTCGTCGCTCAGCCCCTGCTGCTGGTACTGCTGTAGAAGCTCGCCGCCTGAGCCGCCCACGAAGCGCCCCGCCAGGCCGCCAACAACTGGCGTCGCGCCGACGCCGGCCGCGCGCTCGTTGCCTGGCGCACCGCGCAGCATGTCGTAGGCACTCAGCGCCGCGCCGCCCACGCCAGCTAGCTGGTCGCGGAGGGCGAAGTCAACCGCCGAGGGGCGCGTGGTGTTGCCTGGCGCGACGAGGTCGGTCACCTTCTGGATGGCCGGTGTCAGGTCTTTGGCAAGCTGCGAGGCCTGCTGGTCAGCCCGCTGGCTGACGATGTAGCGGTTGCGGAAGATGTCGCGGTTCATGTTGATCTGCGCCGCCGCGCTCAGGGCCGGGATGCCCTGGACGGCTCGCTGCATCAGGTTGGCTGGCTGGGCCGCGCCGAACGGGTTCAGGCCGGCGAACGTCGAGTAGGCTAGCTCGCGCATGTCCTGCTGACCTGGGTAGTTCATGGCGTGGTCTACGGCCTGGCGGGCGATGCCCGCAAACGGCGCCCAGTTCCGCAGGTTGATGTGGGCGTACTGCGGGTGGCGGTTGCCCTGGGCGTCCACGGGCGCCTCGCCGGGCAGCATGTACACCAGGCCCTGGTCCTTCACGTACTGCGGCACGTCGGCGTAGTCGCGGGCGGTCTGGTCGTCGCGGTTGTTCCAGATCTCGCTGGAGATCGCCGGCAGGCCGATCAGGCTGCCCACCGTGGAGGCGAAGGCGCCCTTGTTCTCGCCAAACGAGCGCGCCACCTGGGCGGGTCCCTGGAAGCCGACGTTGAAGAACGGCACCATCTGGTTGACCAGCTTGGTGAACTGGCCACCCTGGTTGAAGTCGATGGTCACGTCGCGGCCCTGGATGACCGACTGCACGGGGTCCAGGCCGCGCTTCTCGGCCAGGCGCATGGCGGCGATGCGCGGCCCTAGCTCGACGCGCTCGCCCAGGCTCTCGACGGGCTTGAGGGTGGCCAGGTTCCGCAGCAGCCGCCCCAGGTCCTCGCTCGAATTGACACTCCAGACGTGCTTTTGGCCAAGCTCGCGAGCAAGCTCCTCGCCACGCTTGGCGATGTCGGCGGCAGTCCCGCCTGGAGCCGAGAAGGCACCCGACTCGCCACCGCCGCCGAGCAAGTAGCGCTGGGCGCCCTCGCCCGCGTACTCGCCTCGGGTGATGCCCTGGAAGGCGTCGGCATAGCCCTTGGCAAGCTCGCCCAGGACGCGCGGGATGTGTTGTGGACCACCCTCGCGCACGGCACTCCGAAGCGCGTACTCGGGGATGTCCAGGGCGGCGTTGCCTGCCAGGAAGACCGGGTTGCGCGAGGTGGCCAGGGATCTGAACATGCGCCCCCAGGTTTGCGCCCAGTCCGGCAGTTGGGTCACGCCGGTCTGGTTGATAGCCTGGCCCAGGGCCTTGTTGTCGGTGACGAACTTCTGTTTGACGCCGTCGACGAAGCCCTGGATGGTTTCCTGCTGGCTGGTCGGCTTGAAGTCCTGCGGGACTTGGCGGAACTGCGGCTGGCCGCTGGCGGCGTCCACGTCCAGCAATGACTGGAAGGCTTCGTTCTTGCGCGCCATGCGCTCCACCTGATGGGCGTACGCGACCATCGAGGCGATGGGGTCCTCGCGAGCGCGCTCGGTGCCAGCCTGGGTGTAGGCGTGGACGTCGCGGCTGGAGAGGCCGATCTTGCTGCCTGCGGCCTGGCCGCCCTCGGTGGAGTTCATGTAGTCGAGGATCTTGGTCTTGACCCAGTCCGGGTACTTCATCTCCATCTCGGAGGCCTGGTCCTGGCTCATGACGCCCGCGTCCACCAGGCGCTGGCGCAGGCTCTGGCCGAACTGGCTGACCTGATCGGCCGCGTCCTTCACGTTCTGCCAGCGGTCGGGGGGAAGTTGGTCCTCAAGGTCCTGTATGCGCTTGAGGCTGGTGGCCTTGTCGATGCCACCGCTGAACATGCGGCTCGCGGCGGCCTCGGCGCCAGAGCGCGAGGCATTCTTGAGGACCTCGTTGTAGGCGTCCTGCACGCGGCCATCGTGCAGGTCGAACGACTTCTGGGCGCGGTCCACGGCGCGTTGCGCGGAGTCGATGGCCTTCTTGGGCAGGTTCATCTGGATGGCGTTCTGGAGTTCCTGCTTGCGGTCGTTCAGCGCCCCCTCGGCCCTGGTGCGGTTGTCGCGCAGCACCTTCGAGATCTGTCCGTCAGCCTGGTTCCGCATCAGGTCCTCGCCCACCTGATCGGCTACCCGCACGTTGTGGCGCAGGGTGACCAGATCGCGCAGTGCGTTGTAGTCGTCGCCTACCGACTGGACGGCTGGCCGCAGCCCCTGCTGGACGCGCACCTCGGCGGCGGGGTCGCTGGCAAGGCGGGCCAGGTACGAGGTCTGCTTGTCGTAGTTGGCCAGGTCGACGTTGCGGTCGAAGAACTGACGGTTGACGGAGTCCCAGGCGCTCTTGATTTGCTGGCCCAGGCCTGGCGCGTCGGGCAGGTCGGGCGGCTTGAAGGCCTCCGGGATGACGCTCTTGTAGGCGTCGGGGGCTTCGCGATCCAGGCGACCAGCTAGCCGCTCGATGCCGTACGCCCCGCCCAGGCCGGCGGCGGCAAAGGCTGCGGCGCGGGCCACGCGATCCTGGGGGCTGGCGTCGTCGGGGGCGGTCATCCAGCCCAGGCCAGCGCCGCCCAGGCCACCCCCCAGGCGGGATGCGAAAGCCGTCTGCGCGGAACCGATGTCGCGCATGCCGGCCGAGCGATAGGCGTCGATGATGCGCTGGCGACCTGGGGCCAGGGTCACGTCCGACGGGCCTGCCAGGGTCTGGGCGTCGGAGATCAGCTTGCTGGGGATGCTCGCTTCGCCACCGGCTAGCTGGGGCTGGATGTCCTTGAAGATGATCGGGACGTCCTTGCCTGTCTCGTCCATGATGCGCTGGCGAATCTGCTGGGCTAACTCCAGTTGCGTGCGGCGCCCGACGTTGGCCAGGTTGTCGGCGTTGCGGATGCCGCCCTCGGTCCCGGCCAGGTACAGCGCCTTGATGTGCTGGAGTTGGGGGTCGACCATCAGCGACTCGGTCCGCATGCCGTTGTCGGTGGCGCCCATGGCCAGGGCCTCCTTGGCCACGTCGGAGAGCTTCATCTGCGAGATCTCTTTGGACGAGAGGCCCTCGGGGGCAATCATCCTCTTGAACATGCCCTGGACCACCCCGATGCGCTGCGGCACGGCCTCGCGCAGCAGGATGCCGGCGATCTGCTCGGGGTCGGTCAGCTTGCCCTGGCGGATGGCGTCCGCCACGGTCTTGGGCATGCCCGCCAGGACGGTGGCCATCCGCATGTCGTTTTCACCCGAAGGGCCGACCAGGGTGTCGGTATCCGCGATGGTGCGGCCGTCCCCGACGGGGATGCGGTTGTAGTCGCTGACGAGGTCCTCGCCACCAGGGCCAGGTGTGCGAACTCCACCCGCCACGGCGTCCGGGTTCCACATCAGGTCCTTGATGCCGGGCGAGGTGCTGGCGTGGATGTCGGCGTCGGGCGAGCCGATGCCGTAGTGGTGGTGGGCGGTCACCACGCGCGGAGCGCCATCCTCCCACACGATATGCACGGCCGGATCGAACGGCGTCTGCAGCGGCGGTCCAGCGGTGGTGTAGGCGTACAGGCGGTTGAGGGCGTCGGGATCACGGATGCCCGCCTCGTCCAAGGCCTGGGTGGAGCCGAGGGCCATGTTGTCAGCGTGCGCCTCGCGCTGTACGAAGTTCAGGGCGTCCTCAATCGACAGGGGGCGGTCGGTAGTGGTGACCTGGCGCATGGTGGCCTCGGCCGAATCGAGTGCGGTGCCGGCCATGTTGAGCTTGTTGGTGAAGCCCTGGCCATCCGCCAGCGCAGCCGCCGCCTTGGCGCTCAGTCCGGTGGTGGTCATGCGCGACTGATCGAGCATGCTCTTGCCGTAGTCCCACACCTGCTGGATGAGGGCATTGGCCGCGTCGATGTCGCCCCGCGCGCCAGCTAGCCGGGGAGCCAGGTTGTCGACGACACGCTGATTGATCGAGGCGATGCGGGCGGGCGTGACGTTGTCGTAGGCGTCCATCAGCGACTGGGCGGAATACGGCGTCTCGTCGGTCGGCATCGGTCGCCGGGTGGAGGCGTACGCGACGTCCGGCGGCGACAGGCGGTCCAGGGCGCCCAGGGCGGCGCTGGCGACGCGCGGCGCACCCTCCTTGACGGCGTAGCCTGCGCCAGGGATGGCTGTACCGAGGGCCGTACCCGAGGCGGCACCCAGGGCGATGTCCTCGGCGGTGGCGCCCGGTTGTTGCGAGGCGAGTTGTGCGCCCAGCAGCCCGCCCTCGGTGGCAGCGCCCGCCAGCTTGGCCGCGATGCCCGTCCCGGCCAGGCCTTCGACGGCACGCGCGGCGCGCCCAGCCCCACCCATGGCGAGCCAGTTCTCGGGGTTCGTCGACTGGTTGATCAGGCCGCCCAGCAGCGGCACGTCGCGAGCCGGGTTGATGGCCTGGGTAGCCTCCTCGCTGGCCTGGGCTGCCTGCTGCCGCCACTGCATGACGGCCTGGGCCTGCTCGGCCGGGGGTAGCTGGCTGATCGGCGTGCCGCGCACCACCTTGCCCAGCGGGGTGTTGGCTGGCGGTGCCTGGAAGCCAGGCATGTCGCTCACGTCGGGCAGCGATTTGCCGAAGGCCTCCAGGGCGCCGTAGGCCGTCTTGCCCAGGGCGTCCCCCAGGTTCTGGTCGCCACTCAGGGCGGCGGCCTTGCCGAAGTCGGTGTAGTCGGGCGGGCCGCCGACCATGCCCGGTGCCACCCGCCTGAAGCCGGTGTCGGGGGGCTGCGCCGAGGTCGTCACGGCCTGGTCCAGAGCCTGCACGGTCGGGTCGCTGGAGGTGTCGATGCCCAGGGCGCGACCGATGTCGCGGGTCGTCGAGCCCAGGCCGCTGAAGCTCGCGCCGATGGTGTCCTTGACGCGCCCCAGGAAGCTCTGCGGGGCGCTAGTCTGGTCGGCCGTCGACGGCGCCGGTACGCGCGGGTTGTCCGCGAACAGCGCCCCCTGGAGCGCGCCCATGCGACCTTCCATCTGCTGCGGCGTCATCCACTCGCTGCCGCCCTTCAGGTCCAGGCCGCTCTGTCCGACGTGAAACGCGCCAGAGTTCGGGTCATAGCCGTCGGCAAAGAAGTAGTGGCCAGGCGTGCTGATGGTGACCGGGTTACCCGTGGAGGCCTCGCTGGCGATGGCGTTCCAGTCGCCCCCGACAACGTGCGTCGGCACCCCCAGCTTGTCCATGAGCGCCTTCTCGGAGCCCAGGCCGGCCATGCCCTGGGCGCTCGTCCAGCCCACCGAGGCGGCCAGGTCGGTGGCCTCGCGCAGGCTCGGGTTGCGGCCGTACATCTGGGCGAAGCGCACCGCCGCCGCAGGCCCGCACGCGGCGTAGGCCTCGTCGGCGGATAGCTGCTTGTCACCGAACTGGCTGATCTGCGGCGCGTTCGCGGCCTGCTGCGCCCAGCCACCGGTCCTGGCCAGCAAGTCCTGGGGCGTGGCGCCAGGCCCGGCGCCTATTTCGTTGTAGGCACTCGCGTAGTTGCGGCGGGCGGCCGAGGCGGGGTCGGTAAAGCCCAGCGGGCGCTCGGCCTGACCAGCTACCCAGCTAGCCTTGTCGGCGCCGCTCAAGCCCTGGGGTGCGCTCATGTACGCCTTGGCGTACAGCGGCACGATCTTGGAGGCCTGGTACGCGGCGCCCTGGTCGCCCAGCAGCGCCTGCTCGTCCATGCCCGCGCCCATGCCGCCCATGTCGAACTGGAACAGCCCGCGAGCGCCCGCGTTCGAGCCCAGCGTGAAACCGTTCTGGATACGGTTTGGGTCCCAGCCGCTCTCGGCTTTGGCCCCGGCTGCTACGGTTCGGATGAAATCGGGGTCTGAAGCTAGCTCGGCTGGGGCGTTCTGGGCGATCAGCGACGACAGCCAGTCTGGAACCCCGCTGACTGAAGTGGCCCCCTGCGACGCGGCCGAGGAGACTCCTGGGAGGGAAGCAGGTTGCGCCGCAGGGGGAGTCGGGGGTGGCGGTGGCGGGGCCACGGCGGTAGAGAACTGCTGCACGTCGGCGCCTGCGTTCTGCGCCGCGTTGAGGGCGTTGCCGTAGCTATCGGGGCCGCTGGCACTCAGGTAACTCTGGGCGAAGCTCTGGACGTCGCCACCCGAGGCCTGCACGGCGTTCAGGGCGTTGCCGAACCAGTCATCGCGCGATGGCGGCGGCGGCGTAAACGACGGCGTTGGCGCAGGAGGGGCTGGCGCCGGTGCCGTACTGGGTAGCGGCGGCGGGATCGAGGTCCTGGCCTGCGGCGGGGCGCCGGCCGGGGCCTGCAGGACCGGCGCCGAGTTTTGGAAATCGGGTGTGAGAGTCGGTGACGTAATAGGTGGAGGGGCCGTCGGCTCCTCGGGTGGCGTCGAGACGGATGGCGCCTCAGGAGCCGGGGTGGGAGGCTCAGGCTCTGGCGCGGGCGGCGGCTCAGGCTTGGGAGCCAGCGGCGGCGCGTTGAGCGCGTTGAGTTCGCTGATCTTGTCGCCAATCATGCGGTCCAGGCCGAACGAATCGATCTTGGCTTGAATCTGCTGCTGCAGATTCTGCTGCTGGTAGGTGTCCCAGTCCTGCTGATCGATGTCCGGCAGCATCGTCACTGGAGTCGCCAGGTGCCCGCGCTCGCGTTGTTGGTGCCGTACTTGGGCAGGCTCTGGTTGTAGAGCGCCTGTACGTCGCCCTTATCCCAGCCCTGGCTCTCGTACTGGCCGAGCAGCATCTGCTGCTGGCTGGGGGCCATGTTGTTCCACGATTGGCTGGCGATCTGGTTGGGCGCGGGCAGGTTGTACTGGTTCTGCTGGCCGCCCCACACGTTGGTGCCGTTGCCGGTCGCCTCCTGGGGGGTGCCCGTGCCGGGCCGCTGGCCATACGCCTGGTTGGCGACGAACTGGCCCTGGGCGTTGATGTCGCCGCTGGCGCCGCGTTGCTCGCCGTAGCCCATGTTGCCGGCGGCTGGAGTCGAGTTCCAGCCCATGTTGCCGCCCTGCGGCTGGGCCTGGGTGGTGTACGCGTACTGCTGTTGCTGGGGGTAGGCGTAGGTGTTGGGCGAGCCCTGGATCTGGGCGTACATCGAGTTCAAGTTGGCCGCCTGGGGCTGCACGCCGGTGGTCGCCCCGCCGCCGGGGATGTACTGGCCCATGGCGGCGGCGGCCAGGTCGCGCATGCCGCCTGGCGTGGAGCCGAGCACCTGCTGGTACTTGGCCCAGTCGGCCGGGCCGCGCAAGTTGCTGAGTAGCTGCAGGTAGCTCTGGGCGTTCTGCTGCTGGAGTTGGGCCTGCTGGGCGGCGAACTGCTGCTGCTGGAAGCCCTGCTGCCAGGCCTGCTGCTGGCCGGCCAGGGTCTGGGTGCCGGGACCCGTAGAGCCTGGCGCGTTGTACATGCCGGTCAGGCCGGCCACGGTGGCGGCGTTGGCCAATCCGGCCTGCTGGGCGGCCTGGGTCTGGGCGCCCTGGGCTGGCGCGGTGCCCGGCGCGTAGTACTGGCCGAACATCTGCGACCAGTTCTGGGCGATGTCGGCGGCGGTCTGCTGGCCCTGCAGCGTCTGCTGGCCGGTGGTCGGCGCGCCCCAGGCGCCAAACGTGTTGGCGAAGTACTGCTGGGTGGGCATGTTCCAGGCGCCGTTCCACATGCCCGTCTGGCCGGCCGTGCCGAGTTGCTTTTGCCAGTCGAACTGGGCCTGGGCCAGGGCGTTGGCGGCGGCGCTGTTCTGCTGGGTGTTGGCCTGGTTCTGCCACGCGCGGGCGTCGGCGCTCGCGAGCAGATCGGCGTAGGTCATCATGGCGAGCTACCTCCCCGGTGGCATCATGGGTGGGCGTGGCGGAACGGGAACGGGTGGAGTTGGCCCAGGTGGTGGGCCGCCTGCACCTGGCGGTAAGCCGGGTGGAGGACCTGGCGGCGCGCCTGGAGGTGTGCCTGGGCCGCCTGGAGGTCCTGGCGCCGTCTCGTGAGGCCACCGCGACGGCACTGCGAGAGGCTCTGGAGTCGGAATCCGAAGGTCCGGCCAGCGCTTGATGATGGCCTTGTAGACGATCCCGAAGCCCTCCACGCCCAGCCGCTGGAGTTGCGCGTTGCGGCCCTGGACGTTGGGCGTGCCGTCGTTGTTGAAGAACTGCGTCCTGTAGTACTCCAGCTTCTGCTCCTCGGTCACGTCGGCACTGAACGGCGCCCGAGTGGGGGCGAACGCCAGGGCTATTTCGCTGGATGTCTGGTCGATCCAGATGGCCAGGTCATTGGCGATCTCGTCGAGCGGGTTCGGCGTCCCTGGCATGCGCTAGACCGGCAGCGGCCCTCGGGGCATGGGCACCACGGGTGTGCCGGGCACACCACCTGGCGGCATCGCCGGGCCTCCCCCGCCTGGAGGTGGAGGCGCGATGGGCAGGCCCTGGCCCGGAGACGGGACCGGGTTGGGGGGCATGCCGCCAGGACCGGGTGCTGGAGGCGCACCGGGTGTACCCCCCGGTACGCCCGTGGCAGCCGCTCCCGGTGGGCCGGGGGGAGGCGCACCGGGTGGTGGTCCGCCGAGCATGTCTGGCGTAAGGCCGGCTTGCGCCATCCTGGCCGAGCGGATCGTGGCGATCTTCTGGAAGATGCTGTTCTTGAGTTCCTGCTGGATCTCCTGGCTATTCTTCAAATCGTGCAACAGCCACGATTTCTCAACTTCGTCGGGGTTGGCGCCGGCCCGCTCTACGGCGTCTTCGTAGGTGATGAGCTTGAGTTGCATCTTCTCGCCCAGCGCCCGAGTTTCGATGATCTCGTTACTCGGAGTGGACGGCGCGAGTTTGCATTCGTAGCGATGCACGCCCTTGAGGTCGTCCGGCCCGACGCCCAGCCAGGTCGCCTTGACCATGCCGCCGATGGTCTTGCGCCCCTTTTTAGCCTCCTGCTCACCCCAGGCATATACCTTCTCTCCGATACGGTTTTCGATCAGCCATGACTCGAAGCCGATGCGCTCGCCCAGGGCCACCTCGGCGTTACTGACGATGGGGTCCCAGCCCAAGCGCGCCAGGTAGGCGGCCTGGTTGAGGGCGTAGCCGCTCTGGTCGCTGGCGACCATGCCCTGGACCACGCTGGGCAGGGCCCACTCCATCATCTTCTGGATGTTCTCGATGAGCTTGTCGGCGTCGACGCCCTGGCGCGGCTGGTCGATGGGCGCGATGTCGAACGGGAACAGCTTGCCCGGCTCGATGGTCGAGGCCCTGGAGCTTGCCTCGCGCGAGTCGGTGCCATAGGGCATGGCCGGCAGGCCCGGCAGCACGCCCGGTGGAGTGGTCTTCTTGAAGGCCGGGTACATGGTCATGTACGCGCTCTGGCCCTGGGCAGTGAGCAGCGAGTCCAGCAGCGGGAACAGCCGCAAATAGCCGAACAGGATCGACAGTCCGGCGCGCTCCGGTAAGCGGCTGGCGGTGGTCACGCCCAGGGCGTGGAAGTACGGCCCCTTCAGGGTCTTCAGGATCGGGTCGCCGTAGGAGTGCTTGAGCACGCGGCACAACGTGGCGCTGCCCAGCGAGCCCTGGCCCTTGTTGCGCTGGCCGGGGCCGCTCAGCAGGATGACCTGGGTCTGGTAGTCCCAGGCCTCGACGCAGCGGATGGTCTGGGTAGTGCCGCTGTAACCGGAGGCCGAGCGCATCATGCTGCTCCACTCGGCGCGGGCCAACTCCATGGACCTGGGGTCCATGCCGCTCCATGTGTCCGGCGCGACCACCTCGCCGCTGGAGTTGAGCCCGGCCCCGAAGCGCTCCAGGGCCTCCAGATACGGCAGTTCCTTGATCTCGACACACGCCGTGAAGCCGTTTTCGTTCTTGGTGTAGTAGAAGGTTTCGGGCGGCACGTCGGTGGACGCGATGGGGTACGGCAGGGCCAGCTTGTACTCCTCGGTCTGCTTGTCGTACATCACGTCTTTGGCCTGCTGGTCGTAGTCGCGCTCCTCGTCGAGCAGCTTCTGGAGTGAGGCGCTCTTTTCGTCGTACGCGCTCCAGGCCGCGCGGGTGCGCTCCAGGGTCTTGATGATGCCCTCGCCCTTGACGGCCATGCTCCACATGAACAGCCGCAGGAGTTGGCGGCGGGCCTCCTGCTCCTGGCGGCTCCAACTCGCCTCGAAGAACTTCTCCCGCAGCGTCGAGTTCTGCTGGTAGATGTCGCCAAAGCCGATGGGCTTGAAGACGGTGGTCATCGGGTTGACCGACAGGGCGGCGGTGACGGTGCTGGCGATGTGCATGGCCAGCGGCGAGCGGACCTCGACGGCGGTCTTGCGGTACGCCTCGGGGATCTCCACGGGTAGGTCGCCAAACAGCACCGCGTCGATGTCGCGATACAACTCGTCGCGCCCGGCGAACTGGTTCTGGAGTTCCTGGGCAAGCTCCAGGGTGGCCCGCTGCATGGCGTCCTGCTGCGACTCGCTGGAGTTTTTGAACCAGGCGGCGGGTGGCGCGGAGTGCATGCTCATCGCCTCAACTCCAGTGCCGCGACAGTCGAGTAGGCCTGAGTGCTGAGGGTGGTGGCACCAGCGGTGGGATACACGAAGATGCTCACCCGATGGCTACCGGCAGTGATGCCGGTCGTGGTGAAGCAGCCCCCGAATTGCATGAGCGAACCCCCCGAATGGCCGACCAGGCCGACCGTGTTGGCGGCGCCATCGATGCCGACGCCGATATACGTGCCACCCCCGGTGTTGGGGTTGCTGAAGCACGTACTCCAGAACACCAGCACCATGCCGGAGCCGGTGAATGTGCCGGTGGCGCGCACGTCGGTTTCGGTCCAGGCGGCGGTGGAAGCCACAAAACCGCTGGCGATCTGGTAACTCACCACGCCCGTGACGGCTCCCGCCGCAATCGCGGCGGTGCTCACCGAACCGGCCGGCAAGCTGAGGGTGCCGCCCGTGGTCGAGATGTTCATGTTGCGGGCGGCGATGACGAGGTCCTTCCAGGCACCCGTGGAGTAGTCGTAGGCCTGGATGTAGCCGGCGTTGCCGGACGGGTCGTACTGCACATTCACGCCCGGTCCGCTGGTGCTGATCAGGCCAAGCGGCCCGGTCGCCCGCAGTGCGCCGGCCTGCAGGCCACCCTTGTGGGTCCACAAGCCCGAGGAGGTCTGCTCGTAGCCGTTGGTCACCTCGCGGAAGTGCTGCGCCGAAACAACCACGCCTCAGCCCCAACTCACCGAGCCGACCGTCTCGTCGGCGCTCGGGCCGGCCTCGATGGCCATGCCATAGCGCAATGCATCCGGGGCGTGGTCCTCGGTCTTCTTGCCGTGCAGCTTGTCGGCCACGTCCTCCGGATCGAGCGGATCTCTCACCATTGCAGGTAGTGTCCGCTCCAGATTCGGGCACGCGTCCGCAAAGATCCGCAACCGAGGAAGTCCAGCCCCAGGTTCCGAAGTGCCTGAGTCTGGAATGGCGAGTGCACGGCGGATGATGCTCCAACCGGTGCGGCGGTTGTTGAAACCCTGAACAATATTGGAAATTCCGCCAGATGCGTAAACCTGGGCGATGGAGGGCTTGTTCTGCTCCGTCCGAGCGTTGAACATGCTCGGGTCCAAAACATTCGCCAATATCCGCTCGCCTTCGCTCGCGGATGAAATGATCTCAGCTTGTTCTTCATCGCGCACCTCCACCGCGTAACGCTCGCGGTACACGTACACCGGCCGATTGCCCTCGGGATCGCGGGCAAACCACAACGTGCACCACGGCGCCGCGAAGCCGTAGTCCGTCGAGGTCCACCTGGGCCAATGCTCCGGAATGTCGAAGCCCTGCACCACATGCACCTCGGGGTTCCACTCGGTGAAGAACATCCCGTCGGCGGCCACCCACTGGCCCAGCCGCAGGCGCTGGTACAGGTAACCGGTCAGGGTGTCGAGGGTCTTCAGGTACTGCTCGCCGAACTCGGTCCAAGCTCCTGCCTGGTGGTCAAACAGTAGAGGGTTGTCTTCGTGCCGTGTATCGAGCAGGAGGCACTCACCACGGTCACAACGTTGCTTGAGCCAGTGGTAAGGATCGGCGGGGTTGCAATCGGCGATGATCTGCTGATAGGACAAGACCCCGTTGCGGAGTCGAGACACCAGCAACTCCCAATCCAGTTGATCAAGTTCGGTGGCTTCTTGGACATAAATCAGATCGAACTCCGTTGACTTGACCTTCTCGGGGTCGTCGAGCCCGGCCAGGGCGACGATGGCCCCGTTGGGGTAGCGGTACTCCTGATCCTCGGTCCAGAAGCGCACCCCCGAGGGCTCCGGCAGCACCTTCTTCTCGTACGTGACCAGCGCCGCCTGGGTCAGCGACTTCCTGACCTTCCGCACGATGGCGGCCCGAATCGGCCGCCGATAGGCCACGAACGAAAGCTTCTCCAACGCCGCCCTGGACTTGCCCGTGCCCGCCGGTCCAGCCAGCAGGACCTCCCTGCCGCGATACTCCATCAGCGTCTGAGCAGCCCCAAACGGCATGTATGCCGACTGCTGCGGCAGAGTGCGGACTATTTCCGATTGAACCTCAGCGGTTATCCCGCTAAGCACCTCCCCGCGCCGCGCTCCAGATCGCTGCGGACGCAGGGAGGTGGCCACTCAGGACGGCCCGTCCATTGGCGCCCAGAATAGCACCAATCTGCCGGCATTTTGGAAGACGTCACCGGCATGTCACATTTGACCCCAGTGGGGCGGTCAGATTCCGCCTGTTTCCGATGGGGCCCTTGACACAGAGAAGTACCAAGAGAGGGTTCGCCTCGCGGCTCAGCACGTACGCCACCGCTTAGAGTGCTTGAGACGGGTCGAAGCCGGCCACCACCTTCACTATGGGCTGGGTCATCTGGATCTCGGCGCGCTCCCTGAACTTCTCGGGGCGCATGGCCTTGAGCAGCAGCACCAGCAACTGGTCCGAGTACTGGGTCATGTGCCCGGCCAGCAGCCCACCCTGATACACCGGCACGCGCACCCCCTTGAACGCACGCCGCACCGCCTCCGCTTCGAGCTTGTCGGCTAGCGCATTGCGGGCGTCCTGCTCGGCCACTAAGAACGCCCCGTCCGTCTCACGCCAGCGGCGTAACTGGCTGGCGTCCGCACCCGCCGACGTCAGCGCCGCCGATACCGTGAAGAACTTCGGCAGCGCCTCCAGATAGCGCCGCTGCAATTGCCCCTCCGGAATCCGCCGCGTCCTGGGCGGCGGGGCTATCGGTTCGGCTTCCCACGGCTGCTGCAGATTGCGCTTCTTGTACACACGCGGCTGGGGCGTCTTCGTCGGCATGCTCCCAATTATGACCGCAAGCGTCAAGTCTCAACACCAACTGGAGTTGAGACGCCCATTCGCCGCGATACAGAATTTTTGTGGGGATCGGGTATAGGTTCTCCTGGGCCGCGAGCGTGAGGGGCGATGGTGGCACCCGTACCCCCAGCTTCGCTGGGTGTACGTCGCGCGCTTCCTTTGAGCGACTTTGGGGCGTGCTGCTGCGTTGGCTCACGCTTTCCACTTCCCAGGGATCAAGCGCTGCATCTCAGGCTCACCCAGCGCTGACCTTGGCCTGGACATCCTGATACCAGCGCTGGATACCTACACCACCCAGGCTCAGCGCTGACCAGGCCGGCATACCTCCTGACCAGGGTGTCGCGCATACGGACCAGTCGCCGGTCTGCCTGCGTCGATGCGTAGGTTTTTCGATGCGATAGGTTTTCCGCTTTGTCGCTTTCCGCTGCGTCGATGCCTGGCCTGTCAGCCCTGGACGTCCAGCCGGCCTCCCAGTCGACGTCGCCTCCCGAACTCGCTCGCATCTGACGCTGGTGTCCCGGCCGCAGAGCGCTCGAAGTGCCCAGGGCGTTTACAAATATTTAGCAATTCGCTAGTCCCTTGTTTATAGACAACCCACAATCGTTGTGGTTTACTGACGTTGTCGGCGGGAAACGACCGACACCACAAAGGACTCGATCCTCACCGGACGCCCCGGGCAGAGACGCTGAGCGAATACGCAAGTAAGCAGTGGCCAAGACGGTAAGCCCAGGATCTGAACCTGGCCCTAGTCGCTGACCGAACGCTGGCAAACGTAGTCCCCTGACGGACTGCATCAGCTACACCATCGACCGCGCCAAGTCCCAAACCAGTACCACGAAGTTGAAACGTGGGTGGCCAGGGGAGGACGGCGGGCTCCGAACCAAGTCCGGTGTCGCAGGCCAGACAAGCCTAATGCTGATTGGATCAGGGGGACTCACACAACACAACACAAGTACGGGGAAGGCTCCGGGTGTAGTTCAGAAGCTCGTTCACTGACAGCATCGAATCCGCCAGTATGGTCCTAGTGCGCTAGTCGCCCGGATTCGAGCCAGGAAATGGACGTCCCACCAGAACTCGTTGGTAACCAGTCCAATGCCTGCCGGTTGAATCACGTACTCGCAGAGTGCACCCATGGTCCAGAAGAAACGCTGGCCGGGTGTAATGCGGCAGCCTGGTCACAAGCCCAGGCAAACCTACTCCGCATTTTGGAGAGTAGTTCCAAATGACGTACTCAATCGGTACCGTGAGCCACGGGACTCTGTTGGCAGATCACCTCATCCAGGCCTTCGTGGCCGAACTCCCAGCCAGCCACCGGCTGCGCCAGGACTACGAAGCCTATGGCTACAACGTGGCCGAGGCAGACGAACTCGTCGACGAACTCATCGATGCCCTGGACACTCTGGCTCCAGAAGGCACGTACTTCGGTACCCACCCCGGTGATGGGTCGGACTTTGGATTCTGGCCAGTCGAATTGCTGGCCTAGTCCCCATCCAACACAACTCAAGGAGAGTAGTTCCTAGTGAGCACCAAGCACTTTCACTGCATCGCCGGTCTGGCCGGCGGATACATTCCGAACTCCAACGACGTCTACCCGACAAAGTCGGCCGCACTGGCCGGTGCCATGTGGCACGTCGACCAGTACCGGGACGCTGGCGAGCGAGTCAAGGGATCGCGCAAGCAGGGCTTCTGGATCGCTCGGGAGAGCGAGTCGCTGCCCGGCACGTTCTGGGACTACATCGAAGTCAGCGGACCCTGCTTCGACGATTGCGAATCCTGGGAGGACTGAGCGCAGAGCACACCGGCCCCGGCCGGTGAAATGCGGCAGGCTGGTTGCAAGCCCAGCCAATTCAAACCGTATTCATCGGGAGTAGAACGATGTCGACCGAAATTACCGTCATTACCAACAACCAGCCACGTCCAGTCGTACGGGGCTACGAACTCACCCCGGCCGAACTCAAGCAGTTCGATTACCTGAGCGAGTCTGAACTCGACGAACGCGAGTTCGTGCGCTTCAAGGGTGTCACGTACGACCTGGGCGACTTCACTGAGAACGTCCCACCAAACGCCCCTGGTCGCTGGCATGCCTTCCAGTCGGACTCATTCTTCAGCGGCGTGCTCGTCCGCTGGATGGATGACTACGAATACGTGGTGATGGGCACGCTCATCGCCTAGCGCAGAGGACACCGGCCGCAGCCGGTGTAATGCGGCCGACCGGTTCCAAGCCCGGTCAATTTCATCCGCATTGGAGAGTAGTTCCAATGGCAACAACAGTGTTCACCGGGTGGCGCACAGTCACTCCAGGCGCCTGCCTCGAATGCGGCTCAGACGATGACTGGTCGGTCGACGGGCGAGGCAACGTCATGTGCGGCTGCCAGGCCTGCCCGGATTGCGGCCTGGCCGACGCCTACGGATTCCACGAACTCAACTGCGCCATCTTCGACGAGATGATCGCGGAGGCTGGGGTCTGATGTTCTTCGACCGATTCGACGTCTGCGAAGCCTGGCTCCAATGGGCACACGATTGGGGCGAGTACGAAGTGGTCAGCCGGCTGCAGCGCCTGGGATTCAAGCCCAGTCCGCTGCGCGGCTCCTACGAGCAACTCGAAGACAACGCTCGCCTGATCTATTGGGAACTCCAGGGTCGGTCGATGGCCGACCCGGACTGGTTCAAGCGCAAGTCGCTGGCTCGTCGAGTCGACGCCCAGGTTCGCAAATGGGAATCCGAAGTGGAGTTCGCTCCACATTGCAACGGATGCGCCAGCCACGGCGCCATCGTGGCTCACTACGACTCCTGCCCAGACGCAGAGTGACCAGGCCGCCAGGCCTGGCGTAATGCGGCAGACCGGTCACAAGCCCGGTCAATCTCACCCGCATTCACTGGAGTAGTCAGTGAAGCAAGTAACCCTCCCGCCGGCCATCGAGGCTCAACTCGATGGTGGTGCGGCACTCGCCATCTCGATCAGCGGTGGCAAAGACTCCCAGGCCATGCTGGTCGCCCTGGTCGCACTGCACAAGCAGCGTGGCTGGAAGGGTGACCTGTTCGCCATCCACGCCGACCTGGGTCGGATCGAGTGGCGCCAGACGCCGGGGCACGTCCAGAAGATGGCCGACCAGGCCGGCATCCCGCTGGTGGTGGTACGCCGCTCGGACGGACGCGACATGGTCGACCACTGGATCGCTCGGGGTGAGCGCATGCAAGCCCAAGGCAAGCAAGCCCGACCCTGGTCGGATAGCCAGAATCGCTTTTGCACCAGCGACATGAAGCGCGATCCCATCGACGCCTACTTGCGACGCTACTCGAACGTGGTATGCGCCGTCGGCATCCGCGCCGAGGAGTCGACCGCCCGGTCGAAGAAAAAGGCCTGGGAAAAGCGTCGCATCGACAACACCGTGCGAACTGCACTGACGTGGCATCCGCTGCTGTTCTGGCGGATAGGCGACGTCCTGGCAGCCTGCGGACACTCGGAGATCGAGCTTCGACGCAGGCGCCGCCAGTACCAGGCCGGCGACGTCGCCGGCGCCCTGGACGGATGGACGCTGCACGTCGCGTACGTGTTCGGCAATGAGCGGCTGTCGTGCCAGTTCTGCGTCCTCGCTTGCAACGGGGACCTGCAGGTCGGCGCCGACCAGCGACCGGAGCTACTGGAGGAACTCATCGCCATCGAGGATCGCTTCGGATTCACCTTCAAAAAAGACCGCTCGCTGCGGTCGTTCAAGCGCAGAGTCACCCAGGCCGCATAGGCCTGGGCGTAATGCGGCAGGCCGGTGGCAAGCCCGGCCCGAGTTCACCCCGCAGCACAAGACCAGGCGGCCTGGCGTATCAAGCACCAGGCCGCCCATTGCCCAACAGGAGGAGTAGTCTCCCGTGGCACCCGCCATTCTCCCACATGCAGCCGAACGCCGGCTGTCATCCCACAAAGGCGGTCGACGCCTGTGGCTCGAAGGCAAACGCCTGCGAGACATCGGCTTCGACGCCGGTGTGCGCTACCAGTCAAGCGTGGCCGGCGACGTGCTCACCCTGCGGCTCACGCCCAGCGGCGACCACAAAGTCAGCCACAAGCAGGGCCGACCGGTCGTCGACCTGATCACCCGCGAACTGGGTGACGTCGAACGCGTCGAGGTGGCCTTCACACCCGGCGCCGTGTACGTCAGCGTGCACCACCTCGATCAGGCCACCCAGGAGCGCCTGGGTCGACTCCAGTCGCGTCTGGCCACCGGTCAGAGCCTGCGCCTGGGGTCGATCTGCCACGGCGGTGGCGTAGCCTCCGACGCTTTGCTGCGCGGCCTGGGCAACGCTGAGATGGCCTGGGCGGTCGAACGCGACTCCAGCTACCTCGGCCAGTCGCTCGAACATGGTCCGCTGCAAACCGGCGGCACCACCTTCGAGTACGACCTGGGCAACGTCGATCCGAACGCCCTGGGCACCGTCGACGTCATCGAGGCCGGCCTGCCGTGCGTCTCAGCTAGCCGCGCGGGCAAGGCCAAAAAAGGCCTCAAACGCCAGGAGGACGAGGACGCCACGGCCGACCTGGCCGTGAGCTTCCTCGAAATCATCCGCGCCACCCAGCCGGCCGTGGTCCTGCTGGAGAACGTGCCGGAGTACGCATCCAGCGCCACCGCCAACATCATCCGCGCCCGGCTGCGCCGCTTCGGATACGTGGTCCACGAGGCCATCGTCGACGGCGCGGCCTGGTCGCTCGAAGCCCGCAAGCGCTGGGTCCTGCTGGCCGTCACACGCGGCCTGGACGTCGACCTGGCCAGCCTCCAGCCACGCCGCGAGCACACCACGCTAGGCGAGATCGTCGACGCCAAAGCTGGTGGCTGGAAGTCGCTGGCAGCCATGCAGCGCAAGGCCGCGCGCGATGCGGCCAACGGCAACGGCTTCAGCCGAGGCCGCCGCGTGCTGCAGGCCGACGCCACCAGCGTCCCCACGCTGCGGCGTGGCTACCAGAAGGGTGGCTCGTGCGACGTGCGCCTGGCGCATCCGACCCGGCCGGGCATGGCCCGCCTGTTCACGGCGGCCGAGCACGCCGCCATCAAGGGCATCCCGCCCGCCCTGGTCGAAGGCCTGAGCCAGAAGAAGGCTCACGAGGTCCTCGGCCAATCGGTTATCAGCCCCGCGTTCCGAGGCCTGGGTGAACTCATCGCCCAGGCCTCGGCCGCCTAGTTCCAGTTGGACTAACCTTGTTCCGCAGAAAAGGAGAGTAGTTCCTTGTCCACTACCACCGACGCCCAGGCGCGGGCATTCGACCTCATCAACGACGCCATCTGGCACGTCACCAGCGGCCACAACCACGATGCGCTGGTGGTCCTGACCAAGCTCAAAGCAGCCTGGCAGGACATGCAGCAGGAAACGCCTGCTGACAACCCGCGCCGCTGCCTGTGCGGCCACGGCCCGAGCCGCCACTACCACCACGGCGAAGCCGGTACGGCCTGCCGCGTCGAAGGCTGCGCCTGCAGGCGCTTCTTTGGGGTCTACGGAGGTACGTCATGACCATCAGTAACGCCGGCGCCTGGCCGACCGGCGTAGTCAAGCTGCGGGTGCTCGAAAACGGCACACCCGTCGAGGTAGCCATCAACTGGAACCTCGTCCGCTGGCTGGCGCGCAAAGCGCTGGTCAACAAGGGCCGCAAGGCCACCTCAGGCCCGGTCACCGTCAGGGTGGCCACGCTCACACTCGAATGAGCGACCTGATCACCTACGCCGCCCTGCTGGTCGGCCTGGTCGCATGGATCGCCATCTTCGGAGGCATCGTGCACGTCGTCCGCTCATTCTTCAGAAGGCGAGATCACTCGTGAAAGGACGCGAGCTATACAAGTGGCGCAAGGCCCAGTTCTTGAGCCAGGCTAACCTGGCCGAACTGCTGGGCTGCCATACCAACACCATCGCCAACTGGGAACGGGGTCGTACACCCATGCCCAGGGGCGTCGACCTGGCCCTGGAGACGATCAGCCAGTCGCGCCAGCGCCTGGTGCGCGAGATGAACGCCATGCGCGCAGAGCGCGAGGCCAGGCGCCAGTTCAAGATGGCCCAGCAACACCCGGAGCACTACCTCAAGCTCGTCGAGAACGTGCGTAAGGCACGCGCCGCGCGGGGTGCTCCATTCAACCAGGCCGAGGCCTAGACGCGCACATTCAAGCCCCTCACCGGTCTACCCGGTGGGGGGCTTTTGTGTTGTGGCGTATACCGCCGAGCATCGAGCAGCAGACTCAGGTCGGCAAGCGATTCCCGCACGTAGTACGGATCAATCGTGTCGCCGCGCATGGCGATGATGCCCTCGGAGACGTACTCGATGGCGTCCGCGTTCAGCAGAAACACCGAGCCGTCCTTCTTGCGATGCACCTCAATGAACACTTCTCACCTCCTCCGGAAACCGTATATCCGTATCTGTATCAAACCGTTCGGCCCCCCCTCTCTTTAAGAGGGGGGGTGGGGGCCGAAGGCAGATACCGTTTCTAATCCGTATCAGATACGGTTTCTGCCCGAAGCTCCCAGACGGTGGGTTTACCTCGGCCGCCGCCGGGCGCAAACGGGAACACATCGGACATCCTGTTGCACTCCAGCTTGATCACGTCGGAGCGCTGGCCCAGCAGGTCGGCTAGCTGGTTGGTATCCAGGCGGCCGCCGCGAGCCAGAGCGCGACGGATCTGGGCCGTGATTGGCAGCGTGCTGGCCTCCAGGCTGGGCATGTCGCCAAGCCTGGCGCTCTGGAAGCGGGCCGCGTGCTCCACGTTGTCGAAGTCCATGTAGTACGCAAGCGGCCTCAGGGGTGGCCCGTCGAAGGGCTTCTTGGGGCGCATGCTGACACCGAAGCGAGCCGTCCTGGCGCCTTGCTCGCGCCGCATGTGCCAGATAGCTCGGGCGCGGTACTCGAACAGGCTCGAACCAATGACCGAGATATCGTCGTCGGCGGCGGCATTGCGGCTGGCCTTGTTGGGGTGAGCGCTGGCCAGCTTGGTCACGCCTTCGCCCAGCGAGCCAATCGCTGACATCGTCGGCGCCGCGTACTCGGCCGAGTTCAGGTCGGCGCCGGTCGCGAAGGTCAGCGAGTCCACCACCACCAGCACCGGTTCAATGCGGTCGACCATATGACGCATGTCGCGAACTCGGTCGAACAGCCGCCCCCGCGTGGACATGTTGACGTAGTACAGCGACGTGGGCACCGTGCTGCCCAGGCCTCGGCAGATCCACGTCAGGCGGCGGTTGGCGGTCTTCTCGTCCACCTCCCAGTCGAAGAACACCACTGGCCCCGAGCGGCTCGGCTCACCGAAGATCGTGCGGCGGCCCAGGGCGATGCAGGCCGCCAGGTACAGCATCAGGAAGCTCTTGGTGCTGCCCTGGTCGGCCAGCAGCAGGCACACCTGGCCTTCGGGCAGCAGCGGGTCGATCAGGTACGTCGTTTCCTCCTCGGCCTCCTCGACACCGCTCAGTACCAGCGGCTCAGGCACGGCGGTATGCCGCTGGTAGACATCCAGAAAACAACGGTCTACATCCTGCTCCCAGCCGCCCTCGCGAGGCGCGGCCTTGTCCAGCTTGGCCGTCAGCGTCTTTCGGTCGGCGGCCGTGGTAACCGACACCGCCGCCCACCAGATGTGCGCCGCGTTGCCATTGCGCCGGTCGGTCGCCTCCACCGTCAGCATGCCGCGCACGGCGCCACTGTCAGTCTCGTGCAACCGCTCGAAGGTGAGCATGATGTCCACGTCCGGCCAGCAGTACTGGATCACGTCAGCAAGCTGGCGCACACTCGGTTTCACCAGTCGGCGCCTCGCTGCCGCTTGCCCCCAGATCGCTCTGTGCGGCGATTCTGTGGGGGTGGCGGTGCGGCCACCTCTTTGGACGCCTCGATTTCCGCAGGCCCCTGGATGGGCTGCGGCGGGGCGTCCTGGGCGATGCTGGCCTGGTATCCCTCAAGCGAATCCAGCCAATCCGGTATTGACATGTCCTCGGCGCCGTGCTTGGCGCGAAGCTCAGCTAGCCGGTTGGTGACGTGCAGGTAGCGCTGGCGGGAGGCCTCACTCACCGTGTCCTCCCGCGATCAGCCCACGAGTAGCCCTCTTGCTGCCAGTAGCGGCGGTACAGGTGGTCGATGCGGCGCAACTCCTCGCGCCGCTCGGTGCAACAGTTGCAGCACTCCGTCCAGTCGAACTCGTGGATTGGGCAGTAGCCGCCGAAGGATGGGTGCAGCGATTGGACATAGCTATGCCCGGGGCATTCGACCTGCACGGGACTATTCGGAGGCGCCGTCGGCGGTGGCCACCTCGCGGACCATCACCACGGCCAGGTACAGGTCGCCCTCACCAGCCCGCGAGAGCGCCGCCAGGTCGTCCTCCTGGCCGCGTACGTAGAAGCACACCAGCGCAGT